GGAATGCCACCGCCAAGGCTCTTAAAATTCTTGCTGTACCCAGACCACCATAGTAGTAAGCACGGCGTGGGATTTCGTACATAGGGACACAGATAGCCTCGGCCTCTGACCAGCCGTAACCAAAGCACGTAAGCGTCAGATCGCTGGCGGTCTCCACATCAAAGAACAGGTCTTTACCCTTAGTCTCCGTGAGGTCTTTAACTACCGCCTCGATGTCTGGGTAGATTACCTCACCCAACTCTTCTATCTTTGGCTTTATCAGCAGATACCGGCACGCTTTCTTGATATCTTTCCGTAGCCAGAACCGCCAGTTCTGTCGCTTGGTCTTGCCATGTGTAGCCTTATCATCGTCGCTACCGCTGGTGTACTCTGTGTTAGGGTTGAAGTAGTTCTTACGGTCAAAGGCATCCTGCGGCATATACGATGCCAGATGTATGATGTCACCCTCTATCCAAGGGTTGCCTCTCTGCTCGTCAAGGCCTACGCCGGGTTTGTATTGCTGCAAAGACTTACGCCCAAGCAACAACACGACTCTGGTGTTCGGTAGGAAGCCTGCGTTCAACGTAGACAACGTACGCAAGTCACAAGAGTCACGGCTAATCCCTAGTGTAGAGTCAAAAAACGCCCCCGCGTAACCGCTCATAAGAACGTGACGGTCAAACCGCGAGGGCGTGTCGATTACTACAGTTAAGCCTGAGTATGTCTCAGTAGGCTTATGACGCATCTTCTGGAAACTCCATATCCATGAGCTTCTCCGTAGCAATCTCTTCAGACTCCTTGTTGAAGTCTTTGTTGCCTTTGAAGTGACCGTCTGCGTAAGTCATAACTAATGACGCAGCGTCTTGGAAGCCGGACTTATACCCGACAACTAAGACCTTAGCCATTAGTTCCTTTAGCCTGTGGGCTAGTGCCTCACAGTCTTGTGGACTCTTGGGAGCCAAGCTTGTTAGCTCTTGTTTTATTTGTTCAATTACTGTCATCTTTAATGCGTAGTGTTTTAAGTAACAAGCGGGGGATGTATTGATTTAAGCGTAGCTTTTTATCACGCGCTTTTTCCTTTAGCCTACGGTGTAGACCTGCTGGGATTAAGATAGGGCAGTATTTCTTTACACGCCCATCTGATTTAGGTTTTGTTATGTTCATTTTATTTTCTATAAATGAGACTTGCGTTTGTTTCAGATGGCTAGTGAATGAAGGTACACTTACCCGCCGCAGAATCTCTCTGCGTACCATACCGCAAGTCTCGTTAGAGACTAGAACCCCGACAGATCGTGGTCTTCAGCAGCTTCTAATCTGCGTTCCACGTTGTAGCGATAATTCGCCAACGGTTGCCCAGTTATGGGGTCGATCATAGGATCACCTGTGATCTCGTCCATTCTAGACTCGGTCTTAGTGTAGAGTACAGCCTTAAAAGCCTTGCCTTTGAGGCCTGCAGCAATCTCGTCGTACTCTTCCAACTCAAAATCTTCCGGTAAATCGAAGATTTTGTGGTACTCCTTTAGACTCCGAGATGGAATCAGTGGGTAGTCCCTAACCTGAACGCCACCGACTTCAACGAAACCTCTAGGGCCGTTAACTTCTGTGGGTTCTACAACCTCAGCTACAACGGCAACCATGTCGTTGCCCTTGCTGCTGACCTTGCGCTCTGCCTCGACGATGCGAAGCGTGTATGTACCATTCGGGAGGTAAGGCCTACCCGAACTTTCCGTAATGTCCTTTAGACTTATTCTAGCCATTAGTTATATGTATGTAGTTTATGTTTATGTTTATCGTAGTGTATCGTACACGTATCCCCTACACTCATAGGGAAATCTGCTCAAAAATTATTCCCAAAACTTCCACCACTTAGACAACGGTAGACAGTCCTCGATGTTTCTGGTTGCCCTGTCCCTAGCCTCCTTTAGCTGGCTGTCCGTAAACAGATGCGGAACAGGTTTGTGTTTGCCTTCAAGGTACGTAAAGATATACGACCTGTTAGCTGATCTGTGCTTACGATCATTTGATACCACAAACAACCGTCCTAGTGTTACTCTGGGTTTCTTTTTCATAGCTCACAAATTTGGTAAGTCGTCACTCGTAGCATATCTCCAGCCTTGCTGATTCCATCTCCTTGACCTTTAACTTTATCTTAGCCACCTGCTTCCTGCGTAGACGGTACATTTCTTGGCGTGCTACTGGATGCCAGATGGCTTTAATTGGGCCTGAGATTCCTACCTTGGTGTGGTAGTTGTCTCTGGCCCATTGTATGTACTCTGCGTTTTCTTTGTGTGTTAGTTTCATGTTAATATGTATTTATTGTTAGCTGATTCCAAAGCTTCCCCATTTGTTTTATGCCAACCTTTGAGCGGTTGTGTATAAGAAGGTTACAGCTTGGACATTCTACAGAACAATCTTGACCGTTGTTTTCCACAAGTAGAACAGGGTCTTTTTTACAGAGCGGACACTCCAATAGCCAACGCTTTCCTGTATACGCACCATCAGAAATTTCGTCTACTGTAATAGTTGGGTTTATTCCCCAAGGTGCATCTATGTCTGCTATCATTTGTAGTATTCCTCCACTTTCTTTAGCACCTCCACGATATCGTTCGGGATAAGCTGTTCGTCGAACATACCCATTGGAGTCTTGGCCGAGGTAACCCCATCCGTATTAGTCTGGAAGAAGTATTCCATCTCTTCGGTCTTCTCGTTCTTGCGTACCTCGGTGAACAAGACCATGAGGAACTCCTTCTCTACTGCGCCTTCGTGAACTTTACCTTGTACCTTGACCCTACGGTGCGAAGACTCGCCGCCTGTAATCTGCGGTATCTTCACGATGTCGTCTACGGCGGTGAAGATAATTGTAGCCTTGTCGTTCTTGATGGAGTCTAGCATATTGCGGATAGTCCTGTTGTAGAACGACCAGATGTCGTAGCCCTTGAACGAGTTTACAGCCAGTGTGTTTACTTGCTCTACGTACTTGGTGAAGGATTCCACCACGATAGTCTCACAGTTATCTTCCTTTAAGGTTTTCTCAAGCAGCCTAGGAAAGGCGTTAGCATTCTCTACAGGAACGATGTTGAACCTGCTAGCGTTACGGAAGGGGAATCCCTTACGCTCTAGGTCTAGGATGTAGGTAGTCTCCGGGTCTAGGTTACGCAGCGACGTACTCTTGCCGCTGCCACTATGACCCACGATTGCTATTAGTGGTTTATACATTATCTGTTGTTACTTCTATTTTTGTTTCTGGTTCAATGACACCGTAGAAGGTGTCGAATTCTAATTGTTCTTCGTTAGGCCATTGGTCACGCAGTAGCATAAGCCCAATGAGTCCGTAGTTTGCTATGTCCTTGAAGGTATCCTCCAACGATTCGTTCTTGGGAGACTCCTCCTTGTCCATCAGCAGATTCGCAAGGCGTTCTACCTTGTCGTACAAGCGTACGCTAAGACCCTTGACACCAAACCGGCTAATGTTTCCCGGCCCGTAGTCTTTCTGCTTAACGTCCAGAAGACTGACGCACTCCGCCGCCAAGAATAGCGCACGCTTACCTGCTACTGTATCCAGTTGTATCTTCACTTGTTGATACTCCTTCCGATTAGTATGGACATATTCTGTATGGACTTATCTATTGCGGTTAGCTTACTTCCAAGCATATCTGCTGCCGCAAGTATCGCTGAGGCCTGACTAACAGAGTCAGCAGACAAAATGCCTGTCATCTCGTTATCCTGTAGCGTAGCTTCAAGAGTCTTGTTGAGAGACTCCATAGCTGCCGTGTATCGTAGCATGGTAAAGTTATCCATGCCGTCTAAGTAGGCATCGTGCCTAGCCTTTAGTGTTTTTTCTGTTACTTCCATAATTTTTACCCCTTTCTAATGCTCTGTGCTTTAACTCTACATGATTTGTGTTACCTAGATTAGTCCAGTGACTAAACCTAGAACAATTTTTTACAGGAATGGTGACAAGCGCACCGCCCTCTACTCCGATAAGTCTTTGGTTGTTCATAGTTGAAACTGTAGTGGATCGTAGACCTTGCGTACGTAGTCCATGTTGACTATGGACTCTCTGTCGTCGGCTGAGTTTGCTGTACACAACGGAGTGAATCCGCACAGTCCAAACTTAGTCTCGCAACAGGCGAAGTTACTGAGGAAGATATCCTCACCGTCTTGACCTTCGTATGTGTTGAAGTAGATCTCCATTTTGGTACGTATCCTACGCACAAGGTCGTCGATATAGGCTTGGAACTTATCCAGCCTGTCGTTACTGAACTCAAATATCTCGCTGCGCTCAAACTTGTTACGGTTAGACCGGCCAAGGAACAGACCGTTAATCATGCAGCCTACTTTTTCTTCGGGGAAAAGCTTATGCCAGACAAGGTTGTAGAACATGAGCTGTGGCGAGACCTTGTAGGATGCAAAGTAGGAGGC